ACCATCCGGGCCGCGCGGGCCGGGCGGTCCGGCGGGGTTCAGTGGCGCGGGTGGCGGAACGAGCGGCGGTGCCGGAACCGTCACGAGCGTCAGCGCCGGTACGGGCATCACGGTTGGCGGTACCTCGACTGATCCGGTCATTATTAACTCCGGCGTCAACAGCGTCACCGCAGGTACCGGCATTAGCGTTGGCGGGACCTCGACGGCGCTGACAGTCACCAACACGGGCGTCACCAGCCTGACTGGCTCCGGCGTCACCGTGAGTGCGTCAACCGGCGCGGTGACGGTTACCGCGCCGACGGTGTCCGGCGGTACGGGCATCAGCGTTGCCGGATCAGGGACGACGTCTTTGACCGTCTCGGCGACCGGCGTCAACAGCGTGACGGCAGGTACCGGCATTTCGGTCAGTGGCACCACAGCATTGACCGTCTCGGCGACCGGCGTGCAATCGTTGACGGCGGGCACGGGCATCAGCGTGTCTGGCACCACCACGCCGACGGTGACGAACTCCGGGGTCACGTCGATTGTGGCGGGCACCAACGTGTCAGTCTCCGGTGCTACCGGCGCCGTCACCGTCAACGCTCCCGCGTTTGCGACGCCGGGCAGTTCGGCGTTTGGTGATACCGCAGCCGCCGGGACTGCTACCACCGTCAGTCGCTCGGATCACGTGCATGGGCGCGAGGCTGCCGGTACGCCGGGCGCATCCGCAGTCGGAGATACCGCAGCCGCCGGAACTGCTACCACGCTGGCGCGATCAGATCACCGCCACAGTCGCGAGGCGTTCGGGACGCCGGTGGTCGTCAACGGTCAGACCACCAGTCTTGCGACAGGCAGCCTCACGACGCTGGCGAGGGCGGATCATGTCCATACGGTGAGTAACGTAACGACGTTGTTGGCTCGCACTACAGTGACTTCGACAACCACAACCATAACCTTCTCGTCCATACCTCAGACGTTTACAAGTCTGACATTGAAATACTATGCAAGATGCGCCGCAACTGGCGGTCCACTTGCCAGTGTGTACATAAGGTTTAATGGAGATAGCACAGCGACTTACGTTAATGAGAGTAATGCGGTCAATCAGATTTCTTCCTTTGTCAATAGCGACTCGGCGCTGCCAGCCAGTGCGTATGCTGTCGGCATTTGTACCATAGAAAATTACAGCAATGCTGCGGCAGCAAAACATAAGCAGGTAATCGGTATTTGCAGCATGAGTAACTCCACGACGGTAAACAATGTTATACAACAATGGATATATGGCATTTGGAGGAATACTTCTGCCATTACCAGTATTACAATCACTGAATCGGTTGGCGCTGGGTATCTTGCGGGAAGCACGTTTTCATTGGAGGGAACTCCCTAATGACCACTGACTCATCAATCGCCATCGAACTCGACTGCACCACCGGCGTCGAAACCATCCGCCCGTTGACGGTGGAAGAGATCGCGCAACGCGAGGCGGACGTGGCACGCGCCGAGGCGGAACGCGCAGCCAAGGAAGCGCAGGACGCGGTGGAAGCCGCGGAACGCACCGCACTGGCGACGTGGATCGCGAGTCATGCTGATCTGCCTGAGGCGGCGCGGAATGCGCTCGCCAGGGCGACTGGGGTGACGTTGCCTGTTGCGGAATGACGTTGAACCGTGTAAAGTGGCATCAGGCCGAACCGCGCCAGACGCGCGACCCTGGAGAGATCATGGTCGCGACTGAACGCACACAATCGCCTGACCGGCTGGAACTGCGCGGCGCACGTGTCGAATTGCGGGGTGCCGACGATCCGGCGACGGGACTGCGCCTCGAAGGCTATGCGGCGCTGTTCGACGTGCCTTCCCAGCCGTTGCAGGCTGAGGAGGACGACAGCCGCGATGGCACCTACGGGATGCAATTCACGGAAATCATCCGTCGGGGTGCGTTCACGCGCGCGCTGGCAGCCTCGCAGGATGTCAGATGCCTGTGGAACCACGAGGCCGAATACCCACTTGGGCGCACCGCGTCCGGCACGCTGACACTGCGTGAGGACGACATGGGACTCTTCTTTTCTTGCGCGCTGCCGGACACCAGTTTGGGACGTGATGTCGTGGAACTGGTACGGCGTGGAGACGTCAATCAGGCGTCGTTCGCGTTTCGCGCGGTTGCGGATCGCTGGTCAGGGACGGCGGCTACCGGGTACGTGCGCGAGTTGCTGGATTGCGACTTGTACGACGTATCCGCGGTCACCTACCCTGCGTACGCGCAAACCTCCCTGGCGATCCGGTCTGTCCGGGTGCCGTCGATCCTGACCAATCCGCGGTCAACCACACTGGCGCGTGCTCGGGCACGTGTCCGCATGCACGCACTGTAAGGAGCACCGATGTCAACGTTGAACGAACTGCGGGACAGCCGCAACCGTCTCGCGCTGGAAATGCGCGGAATTGTCGAGGATCAGGCGAACTGGGACGCGCAGGCCGAGTCGCGCTTCGACGCGCTCGACAAGGACCTGAGCGCACTTGACCGGCGCATCGATGCGCTCGGGAAGGTGCAGCGTCTCGCAGCCGAGGAGTCTGCGGCTCGCGGACAGGTCGTGGAAGTCGAGGAGCGCAAGGCGATCACCGGCGCGGGCCTGTCAATCGAGGCGCAGAAGCGCGCGTTCAACGCGTGGTTGCGCGGAACCGACGACAGCCTCGATCCGGAACTCCGGGCGTACAACCGTCAGCGTCTGGCCGAGGGTCGCGCGCAGTCGGTCGGCACCACAACCGCCGGTGGGTACCTCGTGAACTACGAGTTCGGATCGGGGATCGAGGCCGCCCGACGCGCCTTCGGCGGGATGCTGTCCGTCTCGACCGTGTATCCAACGCAGTCCGGCGCGGACCTGCTCCTGCCGACGGTTGACGAGACCGGCGTCAGTGGTTCGATCCTTTCGGAAAACAGCCAGATCAGCGAATCCGCAATGACGTTCGGTCAGTTGACGGTGTCGTCCTACATGTACACCTCGGGACTGGTGCTCGTGTCCAACCAGTTGCTACAGGACAGCGAGTTTCCGTTGGATCAGTTCATCGCGAATGCACTCGGTGAGCGTCTCGGACGCGCACAGAACGCGCACTGGACGACGGGAACCGGGTCAAGTCAGCCGTATGGCGTGATTGTTGGGGCGGCCACCGGCAAGACCGGGGCAGCAGGCCAGACGACCACCGTCCTGTACGCGGACATCGTCGACCTGGTCTATAGCGTGGACGTGGCGTATCGGACGAACGCGAAGTTCATGGCGCGGGACGCGACGGTCGGGATCATCCGCAAGTTGCTGGACAGCCAGAACCGTCCGTTGTGGGAACCGTCCGTTCAGATGGGCCAGCCTGACACGATCCTCGGGTACCCAATCGTGGTGAACAACGACGTGGCTGCGGCGGCTGCCTCAGCGAAGTCCATCGCGTTCGGCGACTTCTCGAAGTACGTGATCCGCGATGTGACGGGCATCCAACTTGTCCGGATGACCGAGCGGTACGCGGACTATCTGCAGACCGGCTTCTATGCCTTCCAGCGGACCGGCGGACGCCTCGTGGCCGCAAACTCAACCACTTACAACCCTGTCAAGTTGTACGTTCACCCTGCCTCGTAAGGGATTGAAATGCCGACGCCGACGGACATCTACTGCACCGAGGACGACATCAAGGCGGAACTCGGGATCACGGACGCCGTGGACGACAACCGGATCACCCGGATCGTCCACGCCGTGTCCAGGCAGATCGATGATTTCGTCGGCGCCGACATCCAGCCGCTCTCGAACACTCGCTATTACCGGGCGTTGACGCCGTGGATGGTCGTGACCGATCCATTCACGACGCTGACGTCCGTTGCGTTTGACAGCGCGGGCGACTGGACGACGTATACGACGATCAGCACGGCGTACCCTGCGCCATGGAATGCGGACGAGTCCGGCAAGCCGTTTACAGGCGTCGTCCTTGCGCCGAACTCGTCCAACCTGTTTCCACTCCACGAGCGTGGCGTGCGCGTGATCGGAACCTTTGGCTACGGCGCGACTGCACCGAACGTGATCAAGGAGGCGTGCATCATGCAATCGGCGTTGGTCTACCGCCAGCAGGTCAGCGGTGGCGCGCCGATTGCGGGTGGAGGCGAATACTCGCAGCCGATCATCCAGGGCGGGCTGCACCCGATGGTCCGGCGGATGCTCGACCCGTACCGTCACGGTGCCGGACTGGGCGTCGGCTGATGCCGTCGTCACGCAATACCGTGCGGGTTAATATCACGGGCCTGCGCGGAATCTCGAAAGCACTCGGTGGCGACGTTGTCTATCGAGATGCCATGAGGCGCGTCATTGAGTCGGCGACGTTAGAGGGCCGCAAGCGTATTCAGTCGCGTGCGCCACAACGTAGCGGCACGCTGGCTGGATCATTGCGTCAACGCTACTTCGCACCGAGTGGTGGCAAGCCACAGACGGGGAGCGTCTCGGCGGGCGCGGGTGTGACATCCGAGGGGTTTCGCTACGGTTGGGCGCTTAATTACGCCAAACGCATCAAGGGCAAGAACTCCACCGGCTACAAATACTCGGCTGAGGGCACCGGCGTGTCAGCCGCACGGGCCGGACAATCGACGCGCGGTTGGATATCAAAGGCGGTGCCAACCATGAAGGCAGTGATCCGGCGCGGCGTGGCCAAGGAAACGAAAGCGATTGAGGCGAAGTTTGCGTCAATTGCGAGGTCCTTGCCATGAGCGTCTCGGGCGCCTTGGCGCGACTGGCGGTCGTGTCGCAGGCCGCGACGACGGCGCTCGACGTGCGGGCGAACCTGATCTACAGCGCGCCTCCCGATCAGTTGCCGTCGTTTCCCGCGCTCGTCTTTCAGTACGCAAGTTCGACGTTTGACCTGTATCCATTCGGGCAGGTCCCAACCGGCCAGTGCCTGGAGCGCGCGACGCTGACGGCGTCATACCTGACCAATCTCGGCACGATCTCGCGGGCACAGGCGGCGGTGCTGTCCTTCATTACCGCGTTCAGGGCGGTGATTGCGGCGAACCAGAACCTGAACGGCGAGTGCCGTCAGGTACGATTGACCGGCGCGAACATGGGCATGGTTGATTACAACGGCAATGATTACGTGGGCTGCGAACTGACTTTGGAACTCGACTTGTACCACGCAACGACGTGGGTGGAGGCTTGACGATGGCCGTGAAACTGCAACCGCCCGCGGGATCGGACGTGCAGCGTGTGTCGATTGGCGCACGCAACTACGCACCGAAGAACGGGGCGTGGAACATTGACGAAATCGACGCCGACGATCTGCGTCGTGCCGGATGGCAGGACGTGCCATCGACGGACGCATCGTCAACAGTGACGGTCGTGACGCCGACCCCGGAGGCAACCGATGCCAATTCTTAGCACGACGAAAGTACAGTTCGGGAAGGAATCCTCGTGGGGAACCGCGGTCGCTGCGACCAAGGTTCTCCCGGTGACGTCCGATCCGGGATACGCGAACGAGTACGCGTCCGTTCGGGATAGCGCGCGTCGTGGCATTGCCGCGATGGATTACGCGCTGCTCCAGGGCGGCGGACGGGCGAACATCAGCCTTGAAGGGCCGTTGTTGCCGGACATTGCCGGCAATCTGCTCGCGGGGATCATGGGCACCGTGTCAACGGGTACTGCGACGTCCGGGGTTTATCCACACACGATCACGCTGGGGTCGTCCGTACCGTCGTTCACCATCGAGGACGCGAACCCGGTGGCGTACCGGGAATACCCAGGCGCCAAAATCAACGAGGTGCGGCTGAGTTTTGCAGCCGCTGACGGGCTGCTGGCGCACTCCACGTCGATGGTGGCCCTGACCGGCGTGTCCGGCGGTACCGCCACGGGGTCGCTGACTGCCGAAACCAACAAGCCGTGGATCGGGATTGACACGAGCGTGTCGATTGGCGGAAGCGCTCAGAACCGCGTCACGTCGTTTGAACTGACGCTGTCGCGTGGTCAGGAAGTCGTGCACACGACCGGGAGCCGTGATCCCTCGCGGATCGACGAGCAGCCTTTGGAGGCGACGTTCTCCATCAGTCTTGACGCTGGTACGGGATCGATTGATGATCTTGCAAAATACATGGGGACGTCTGGGGCGTTCAACGAGTCCGCCATCGTCCTGACGTGGACGTACGGCGCAACGACGACGCTGCGGTCACTCGTGTTCACCGCTACACAGGCGTCGTTCGGTGACGGGCCGGCAACGCGCGACCTTGGCAACGGGCTGTACCAGATCACGCTGTCAGGGCGTTGCCTGTACAACACGACCGATAGCGGGCCGTGCAAGTTCGTCCTGAATAACACGCAGACTTCATATTAAGGGGCACCAATGGGATACGCGAAACCGCTTCGCACCGTGCGGCTGACACTTGACGCGTCCGGCGAACCCGGGCACTGGGTCGAGGTCGAACATCCCGAGGCCATGCGATGGACGACGAAGGCGCGGATGATCCGCGCGCAGTCGATTGAGGATGAGTTCGGACGATCACTGGCGCAGGTCGCCTCGATGATCGTGGCGTGGTCGCTGGTCGACGTCGATACCGGCGAGGCGTTGCCGGTGCCGGTGACGGCGGACGTGCTGGATCGGCTACCAGCGCACGTGGTCGAGGCGATCCTCACGTTGGTCGGGGAACTGGTGACGGTCCCAAAAGCGAACGGGAGCGACTCTGGCACTGGGTAGAGGGTCGGGCCGAAGGTCCGGCGTGGACGTCCGACGTGTTGCTGATGCGACGCTACGGGTGGACGCCGGAACAACTGACGAGGCTCGAACCGCTCTGGCGCACACGGTTGCTCCTGGTCGAATCGTACGAGGCGCAGGTGCGTCAGGAACGCGAGCGCAAGTCGCGGTCTAAATCGAGAGGCTGAAGTGGCGAACGTTGCGAACCTACGGATCAATGCGGTCGTCAACGATCAGGCGTCTGGCGCGCTCAAGCGCATCAACGGCGCACTGAATGGCCTGAACTCGGGCATGTCCGGCACGTCCGGCGGTGCGCTTGGTGCCGCCCGTGCGCTGACGTCCGTCGGTAGCAGCGGAAGCATGGCGGCGGTCGGGATCGGCGTCGCCGTGGCTGCGACGGCTGCACTCGTGGCGGGCACCGTTGCCGTCGTCAAGGCGAGCGTGGCTGCAGCCTCCGAGGTCGAGGGCTATCGCAACACGCTGGTACGGCTGACCGGCGACGCTGGCAAAGCCGACGCGATGCTGAAGAAACTGCAGGATTTTGCGGACTGGTCGCCGTTTGACGACGCGACGGTCATGCAATCCGCGCAGCGCCTGCTCGGCGCGGGCGTCGCAGCCGAGGACGTGACGAAAGTCATGACGGCGCTGTCCGACGTCTCGGGGGACAGTTCCGAGACGTTCATGCGCGCCTCAGTGGCGTTCAGCCAGATGGCGCTTAAGGGCAAGGTCAGCCAGGAGGAACTGAACCAGTTCGCCGAGGCGGGGATACCGGCTCAAAAGATGCTCGCGGACGCGATGGGCGTCTCCACATCCGCGCTCGGCGAGATGATCTCGAAGGGGCTGGTGCCTGCCAACAAGGCGCTACCGCTTTTGGTGGATGCCATCGGCAACAAGTTTGGGGGCGCGACGGAACGCGCGTCGCAGTCCGTCAAGGGGCTGCAATCCACACTTGACGCCAAGATGACGCGCAGTTTTGCCAGCCTTGGCAAGGCGATTGAACCGCTGACGAAGGACGTCTTGCGCGGCCTGACGTCACTCCTTGACGATCTGGACAAAGGCATTCAGGCGATCACATCGACGCAGGAGTTCGAGGACTTCCTAGCGGCTGCTGGCGAGGCGTTCAAGGCGATCCTTGAAGCGGCGCGTCCGGTGATGACGATCCTGTTCGATCTCGGACGCGCGGTGCTGCCGTACCTGACGATTGTGCTCAAGGCGTTCACGCTGGTCATGCGCCTGCTCGGCGCCGGACTGCAATACGTGGCGCGATTGCTGAAGCCGGTGTGGGATTACATCCGCGCTTTGGGCAACGCGCTGAAGGCTGGGATCGACTGGGTGATGGCGTGGGGCGCACGCATCGGCGAATGGCCGAAACTGTTCGGCGAGGCGCGCGACTGGGTGGTCGAGTTTATCGGCTGGATCAAGAAACTCGCCGAGAACCCGGCGATCACGCTGAAGGTCCTGTGGGACGTGGCGGCGTTGGCGCTGCCGTCGTTTGCGCCGATCACGATCAACATCTTGTGGAACGTTGCGAAACTCGTCATACCAGGGTTGGAATACCTCGAGGCCGTCATCAAGGTGCTTGTGGATCGTACCGCGGTTGACGAATCGATGGACGCGATCAAGGCGCGGACGACAAGTCTCGTGGAACCTTCGACGCCATATGTTGTCAAGGTGCTCGGGGATAGCACCGCGGTTGACGAATCCATGGACGCCATCAAGGCGCGGACGACAAGTCTCGTGGAACCTCCGGCGCCATATATCGTGACGGTAGGCGCGGACACGCGGGATGCTGACTATCAGGTGCGGACATTGGGCGAACGCATCGCCGATGTCGTCAATCCGTTGATGCCGTATGTGATCAGCATCGCGACGGCGCTTGGGAGCACGATGGCTGATATCGCGATGGTTGCGGGCGGACTGGCACTGTTGCCGTTGGCGATTACGATTGGTCTTAGCCTCGACACCACTGGCGTTGGCGAGGCGATCAGTGCCGTGATCAGCGCGCTGGCCGGAATACCACGAACGATCACGACGGTTCACAACGTTGTGCAGGGCACTTCGGCGGTGGCGGATGGAACCGGGCCGGGGCCGAGTGGGCTGTCGGTACCACCGGCGATCATGAACTCGGGATCGATTGTGGAGAACGCAGCCGCAGCCGCAGCGGCGGCCGCGATTGTCACCGGCGTGGGGTTGGCGGTATCAGGGTTTGTCGGCGTGCCTGCGGGTGGCGGATGCTTTACCGCTGACACGCGCGTGTGGACGGCGGATGGGCTGCGACGCATCTCGGAAATCGTGATCGGCGCCATGGTAGAGGTGTACGACCCGGAAACGCGCGAGGTTGTGATGGCACCGGTGTGCGAGACGCTGGTGCATCATGATCATCCGTTGTGGCACTTGCGAATCTACGGTGACGTGGTCACCACAACGGCGGAGCATCCGTTTCTGACGCCGGACGGTTGGTTGCGTGCCGATGAGTTGCGAAGCGGCATGGTGGTTGTGACGCCGTCAGGGCTTGAGGTGGTGGAGGAGTCATACGCACGTGGCGACACGGCGACGGTGTACAACCTGCACGTCGATCATCCGGCGCACACGTACCTGATCGGCACGGCGCGATGGGTCGTGCACAATTTCAAGTCGGCGATGGACCTGGCCGATATCGGACGAGGCGCCGTCGGTGGCATTGTGACCAAACCGACCATGGCGCTGATCGGTGAGGCCGGGCCTGAGGCGCTCGTGCCGCTCAACACGATGCCTGGAGCGTCACCGCTTGGCGGGCTTGGAGGCGCGAACATCGATACCGTCGTCATCAACGTGAGCGGGTTTGCGGACGGCGCGACTGCCGGACGCGCAGCCGCGGACGCGTTCAGACGTCAACTCGGGCTGCAACGGCGACTGCCGTTCGGGACGGCGTGACGTGGCGCTGACCGTGACGCTGACGATCGGTGGTACGGCGTATCAGGCGTACACGCGCATCGAGTCGATCTCGGTGCGATCCTCACTGCGGGATCGTTCCGGCACGCTGTCCTTTGAAGTCGTGATTCCGTACAACGGCGCGTCACCAGTGGTCGCGGTACCGCGGGCGGGACGCGAAGTCATCCTGACGGTCGACGAAACCAAGGAGTTCGCGGGTGTGACACAGCGCGTCTCGGAATCGAGCGCGGGATCGACGTCGTACGCGTATACCGTCGATTGCGCGGATTACACGCGATGGTTTGACCGTTACCTCGTCCAGGGCGTCAAGATCCCGGATGGTGACGATGAGACGCTGACGGATACCGCGGGAAACATCGTGCGGTCAATCGTCACGAACACGTGCGATCAAGGGCCGATCACATGGGGTCAGTCGCTGATTCAGGACGGGCCGACACTGCCGCAACAGACCTACGATTTCGAGTCACCATCATCCGCAATTGACCGGATCGCGAAGATCGCGGGGTTCGCGTGGTACCTCGACTATGATCGAAACGTGGTGTTCAAACCGATCAACGGGAGCACGTCACCGGCGCCGGTGTCCAGCCTGACTTGGGAGACGCAAACGACGCTTGGCGATCTGGTGTTGGAAGAGGTCGGCGACCAGATTACGAATGTCGTCTTCATCAAGGACGCCAAGTCGGTGGCGACCGGGGATGATGGCGCGCCGCTGTCGTTTGCCGAACCCGTGGCCAAGGCGGACGGGTATTCATCGTTCTTCAGTTTGGGCTACGAACCGGCGACATACAACGGCACGACCGTGACGGTGACTCCGACGAGCGGTTCGCCGACGACATATACGACCACGAATGGCGGATTGTTGCGTGAAAATATCGATGGCAAGCCTGGG